GATAAATCTTATTACGCCTCCAAATGGAACGACATTAGATCCGTTTATGGGCAGCGGTTCAACAGGCAAAGCCGCAGTCAGGTGTGGGGTCAATTTTATAGGAATTGAAAAAGAACAGGAGTATATGGATATAGCATCCGCAAGAATACAACACGAACAGAATAAACCATTACAAACCAAATTATTCTAATGCCAAGAAGCAAAGTAAGAGGGGGTAGAAAAGCCCACAACAAACGAGTTAAAAACAGAAACGCACAGAATCAAGAAAACTGGCAAAAAGCAGTCAATTTCGCATATAAGAAACACGAGGAGTGGAAGGCATCAAAATCGGGAGAAACTCAGGACATTAGTTTTAATGTAAAATAATTTATATCTTTGTGGTATGAAAAAATGTAGCATCTGTTGTTTAGAAAAAACACTATCTGATTTTCCTGAAAGGAAATTAGTAAATGGGAATATTGGTCATAGAGGTCAATGTAAGGATTGTAGAAAAGACCTTATGAAAAAGAATTATCGTATTAGACAAGATAAGTTAAATTCTCTTGAGACAGTATTACCTGAAATAAAAAAGTGTGGAAAATGCAAAATTGAAAAGTCATCAGATAGTTTCTATAAAAATTCTGCTCGAACTGATGGATTAGCAACATATTGTATTGAGTGTTGTAAAAATTATTATTCAGAACCAAAATGGGTTGAGTATGATAATAAAAGAAATAAAAAAAGAAGTTTGACAGAAAACTATATCGAATATCAAAAGGGTTATAGAAAAAAAAATATGAGTAAATTTGTAGAAAAAAACTACGAAAAATACCATAGTGACCCAATGCAAAGATTAAAGCAATTGTATAGAAATAGAATTAGAAAGGTCATTGATAGGAAACGAATACCAAGTCAATCAATTTTGGGATGTTCTTGGGAAACATTCAAAGAACATATAGAATCAAAATTTACAGAGCAAATGAATTGGGATAATCACGGTCAATTCGGTTGGCATTTAGACCATATTATACCGTTGGCATCTGCGAAAACAGAAGATGATTTGTATAAGTTAAATCACTATACAAACATTCAACCCCTTTGGTGGAGGGATAATATAATCAAAGGAGATAAGATACTTGAAGATATCCACAACACAGACCTTTGAAGACCTATTGAACCCTGATTACAGAAACTATGTATTTCAGGGTTCTTCGCGTGCGGGGAAAACTTATAACATTATTTTATGGATGGTGATAAACATTCTCAATGAGGAGAATAAAGTATATTCCATTGTGCGTAAGACACTCCCCTCACTCAAAGGTTCAGTCCTCAGAGACCTCAAAGACATACTAATCAAATTAGATATGTATGACTCCAACAAATGGCACTCTGTGGATGGTTATGTTGAGATTGGGTCAAACATTATAGAATGGTTCTCATTAGATCTAGAGTTGTATTCAGTCATCAACAGATTTATGATGAATTACCACAGGGAGCAAAACTATTGGGATACGGTATTGATATCGGGTTCAATGACCCCAACACATTAGTCAAAGTGTATAAAGATGGGGATTCAATTTATTGTGAGGAACTATTGTATTTGAGGAATACAACCATACCTGATTTTATCTATAAGATTAAAGATAAAGGTGTCAATCTAACTGACGATTTTATAGTAGATTCCGCAGCACCCCAAGCAATAGCGGAGATGTCCCGATCGGGAATAAACGCAAAACCAGTCAAGAAGGATACAATCCTTGCTGGTATCGACCAAATCAAAAGGTACAATTTATTCATACATAGAAACTCTCTAAACTTACAAATGGAGTTGAACTCTTATGTATGGAAGTCAGATAAAAATGGGAACAATTTAGATGAACCCGAAGATAAAAATAATCACATCATCGATGCTCTCAGGTATGTCTTACAAATGAAGATAATGAGAAACACTGGTGTCTATGTGATGTAAAATGAGAGATTAAAATAATAGATATTTATAGATATATGGAAACAACCTACATAGAGCACGAAGGTAAGAAATACGAAGTTAAAGAGCCAACCATAGATGTATGGAAAAATGTGATGATATACAAAGACCTATTAGATGAGGAAGAGATGTATATCAAAATGATTTCAGAGGTTACAGGGTTATCCATGAAAGAAATCAAGAAAGCAGATGCACTTGAAATCAGAACAGCGGGGGATAAACTATGGAGATATTTGAACCAAGAATCCAAACAATTATTCACAACCATAGAACATAATGGAACAAAATATAATTTGGTTGATTTGAAGAAAATATCATTCGGTCAGTTTGTGGATATTGATACATTCATCAGAAAAGATGAATCATATAAGATTGCTAATCTAAATGAATTGGCGGCATACTTATACTGTGAAGATGGTGTTGAGTATGGTGATTCTGATATACAAAAAAGGATTGAGGATTTTAAGACCTTGAAGGTTAAATATGTAGAATCATCTGTTTTTTTTTTGTTGAATTTAGCAAAGGTATCGCAAGAACTTACCACACTCTCTTCCAAGAGTCCGTTGATGTTCAAGATGATGAAAAAGAGAATACAATGGGGAAATTCTGGGGGTGGTATTCGGCAATTGTACTCCTCGCGGAGAACAAAGTTTGGAAAATTGATAGTGTTACTAATCTCCCCCTTGTGGCTTGTCTCAACCATTTGTCGTGGCTTATGGACTATAATAACGAGCAAGAGAAAAAAATAAAAGAAATACAGAATAGATAATATGTCTTCACCAACTCCAACCCCAAGTCCAACTCCAAAGGAAGTCAATTTTAAGACACTGGCAACGGACTTTGAAACATTGGCAAACTTACATAAGCAGTTGAACTCATTTGGGTTGGGGGATATTGACCAACTTACCTATTGGACACAATCAAGGTTAAAGGAAGACAATACGGAATATCAATCTCCATATTATCCCCTATTATACATTGTTCCATCAAAGGTTGAGAATGACTTACAATATAAAGTTTGGGAGTTCAATACAACAGTATCAGATATTGTTGAGTCATCATTACAGAATAATGAAGACACTTTGTCAGATACCTTACAAATACTTCAAGATGTAATATCACAATTCAGGTTATCCACCACAAATGTATTGGGTAATTACTACGACAAATACTATGTTGATGATGATGTTGTTTGTACCCCATTTTTAGGGGAACAGGACGACGATCTAAATGGTTGGAATGGTCTATTGAGGATAAAGACGATGACCTCATTAGACCGATGTGCAGCGGCTTTTAACGAATGGACTGGTGCATCTATCACTCACCCCAATGGAATCAACTTAAAAACATTCACAGACGATTTTAGGATATTGTCTGATTATCACAAACAGATTCAATCTTATGGATTTGGTAAGATGGATGAATTTACCTATTGGAATGAGATGAGATTGAAGGAAGATAATACACAATTCAACTCACCATACTATCCATATTTTTATGTTATACCAAATGATGTTATACAGAAGTTTGGGTTTATGGAATATAAATTTACATTCATAGTATCAGACATTATACAGAGAAGTTTAGAAAACCAAGTAGATGTATTATCAGATACACTACAAATTATGGATGACATATTGGGTCAGTTTAGATTATCTGTTACAAATTCATTAGGTAATTTTAATCAATTATATTATTTGAATACACCGATTGTTTGCACCCCGTTCCTTGAAAAGTATGATGACTTGTTAGGGGGATGGGTTGCTGATATTACTATTGAAGTGAAGACACCTCTTGATAGATGTGATGCTCCATTTGATACATTTGTTAGTCCGACACCAAGTCCAACACCTACCAATACACCTGGTTTGGTTACACCGACAAATACTCCTACCCCTACTCAAACTCCAACAAATACTGCAACACCTTCACAAACACCTTCACAAACTCCAACGAATACTGCAACACCAACCAATACTACAACACAAACACCAACACCTTCACCTACTGCGACAATAGGATTGACCGCAACACCGACTCCAAGTATTACCCCTTCCGCTACTCCGTTTGCATTCTGCTATGATGTGGGAACAGGATTTAATGGTGTATCGGAGTTCTTTGTAGAATATCCAAGT